CCTGACATTCTCAGACGAGGCTTGAGCTGTTGGATCTCGTTAGCGACCTTGGTATACCCGTTCGACAGGTCGGCCATACGACCTCCCGGTTGTTCGGTTCGATGGGGGAAATTGATAATTTCAGCTGTATTTGACATACTTAGCTCCGCAATTACACTCCGTTTTTGCACCTGAAAGCCGTTGGTGTTCGAGCACCGCGGCTTTCGCCTTTTCTGAAGTCTTCACATTGCCCCCAGCATGGTTGTGACCATCGTCATTAGCGGGCCAAACTGCTCCGGCATCAGACGGAACAGTGATGCTATTCCCTCACTTAGCTCTTTGAGCTTCTGATGCTCTGGTGCGTCCAGCAGGACAGCATGCTTAGCCTCGGCACACTCTTTCATCGCAGAGGCGATCAGCGACACTGTGTCGTTCTTCGGCGCCAGACGGTTGCGGAACTCCAGCGGCAGGACGGCCATGATTGCCGGGGCCAGCTGGCGGACGTTCTCGCGGTACTGCTCAGAGTCGTAACGGTTATCTAGGAAGCGAAACAGCTTCTGACGCGCACGGCTGATATCCTTCGGGAAGCTGATGGCTTTCCCGCCCCGCTCCCGGTATTCGTTGATGATCAGCGCCGAAACGACGTCCTGATTGTTCAGCGCCGACGACCACGCCCGGACCACTTCGCGGATCTTTTCGTGGTCTGGAGCCGCCTTAGGTTGAGCGCGGTTTATCATTTCTCCCGGGTGTATTCCGGTATTGTGTTGATACGCAAGTGAATGCATTGCTTTCCCTTTCGTGGTTTGGGCCGCCGTTAAGAGGCTTTTGGTTTACTGATTTCAAGGATCTGGTTCTCGGTAAACTGACCACCAGATGCGGCTGCGATTTTGGACGCATAACCTGTTTCGCCGGTGTAATCGGTACGCGGCAGGCTACCGCTGTTAATCCACTTGTAGATAGCGCGGGGAGTGCGCCCGCAAGCCTTCGCCACCACCGGTACACGGATTTGCTTGATGATGTCGCCAAGGTTCTTAGGTTGCATTTGTTAACCCTCAAATTGAACTGTAAGTACATATTATGTCGGAACTGATAGTTCACGCAAGTGATATTATGATTGAACCTATGGTTCAAGAAGAAAAAGCGCGTACAGAGTTTTCCCAACGGCTAGCGCTGGCCTGTGATAAAGCTGGTTTACCTGCTCATGGACGTCAGGCTGAAATAGCCAAACGAATGAAGCTCACGCCTAAAGCGGTAAGCAAGTGGTTCAATGGGGAGGCTATTCCAAGACGTGGGAAGCTGCAGGAATTGGCGGCTATAATTGGCACATCCTCGTCTTTCCTGTTGGGGGATAGCGCTGCTGATGGCATATCTGAAGGGCATATGGCGATGAGGGATGATTCTTTCCGTGTAGACGTTTTTGACATTCAGGCTAGTGCTGGGCAGGGAGTTCTCGTGCGAGATGAATTCATTGAAACCATCAGATCCATTGAGTATTCAACAGAAGAGGCTCACGCCGTATTTGGTGGTCGCCCAGCTGACCATATAAAAATGATTGCCGTTAATGGCGATTCGATGTCTGGCACGTTCGAGCCGCGAGACCAGATCTTCGTCGACGTCAGTATCGACTGTTTTGACGGTGATGGCATATACATTTTCGTTCTGGACAATGATCTATACATAAAGCGCCTTCAAAAGCAGCACAAAAAATTAGCTGTGATTTCAGACAATAAAAAATATGAAACCTGGTACATCGAAGATGGTGATTTTTCCTCCCTCCGTATCTGCGCTAAAGTGCTGGTAAGCCAGTCAAGGGCATACAGATTTCATAGCTGAGGAAGTTAAGCATGGAAGCAATTAAGGTTAAAGATCTTAGTGATGGAAGCGTTTTGTACGAGCTTGGCGACCATTTCATCACCTGCAAATTAAGCCACGATAAACGTTGGCAGCTTGGGGCTTTCAAACGTGATGAAAGCAAGCTCAGAGATGACACTCTGGCGGTTTTGAAGAATGAAAAATTCATGTTTATGGTTAAGCTTGGCGGACAGTTCTCTCCCAAGCCTCAATGCATAGCTGTTAACGGGCGATTTTTATTTTCTGTCCATACCGGAAAAGACAACAACATGGCTGCAGCCATAGTCATGGATAACACCGGGAAAGAGTTATTCAAGATAGAAACTTCCACTCACCTAATCAGTTCGGCCATATCTGAATTTGGCCGCTACATCGCCCTATCGTTTGCCGATAGCAAAAACAAAGATGATTTTTACGCGCACCGCCTTGAGGTCATTAACATTGATACCGGAGAAGTGTTGATGTCCGTTATCAAAACAGACTTCCTTCGATACGCTGAACTTTCAGTTGTTGAGCCAGACGGCGGACTTTTCGCAACTTTCAATGGTCGCTCAAGGCTTGTTGATGTGACGAACCTCTAATAAATCCAACCAGCCACAATCCTCCTCGCCCCATCAATAAAAAACTCAAAAATATTTCTCCTTAAAGTTCATAAAGATAATCGCACATGAACTTTCCATTCACATTAAATGTACTTTTGGTACTTTACTTAAATGAACTATTGGTACATCATCAACCCATCGAAACGAAACATCGACAGCTGAGCGAAGTTAGCCAGCGGCGGACAGCAAGTCGCCTGCTTTTTAACAACATGCAGATTTACAGCGTCAATGACCTGTTAAGACCCCTACACGAAAACGTACTGTATCACCGGGTTCGATCAGGTCGGTGAGAGAGTATCCCGCACGAGAGCGAGAACGGCGTGAGAACGGGCAACACTGGCAGGGAGTTGGCGCTACCAATACAGGTAATGTTTTGGGGTATGGTGGCAGTGTCCTCAAGCGAGGTGCAACGCTAGCAGTGTGATAAGACCTGAAAATCGGTTGGGCAGAGTGTTGTTTGCCAATACGGAAACAGGGCGCTCAGGAAGTAAGTGAGAGTGGCGACTCAATGCCCCCCATCACACCACCTAAGCATTTCACTGGGTCGAATGGCCTGCGATGAATAAACAAAGGGATGAGGGTATGGATAAAAGACTAGAAGAGTACCTGGCTGCTCTAGCAAAACAAGCAGGCGTCAGTTTTAGTGAGGCCTGCAAGATTGTAATACGACAAATCAACAATCATCATCGCAGTGATGAAAATCAAAATTCAGTGGTAGGTGGTAATTCATCTATCAAGAGCTAAATACCAAGCTCTTCCTTCACTTTGAGTTACAAGGATATGAGGACCGATGTTTAACGATTTGGATATGCGCATCACCTCATCTCGAACCTGATATAGGCCTAATGATTTAGAGGCCACATATTCCGCATCCGGGAGCTTGAACACCTGCCCATCATCGCCAGTAACAGTTCGATGATATCCGGAAACAAGCATGCTTTCATGAAGCTTGTTATAGGTTTCCCAATCAGCGCCACTTAGCTCAACCCTAACGGTGTAGTCCGTCATTGATATTCCTTATTTTTAACCGTGGAAGCTCAAGAATATCAGTTCCTTTAACCGTGGAAATTGAAGGAAATCACGCGCCGGGCGTGACTAAACATCCCGGCACCAATAACCGAAAAGCCGCCTAACAAGCGGCTTTTTTCATACCTCAGTCGCTTCAACGAGGCGGCTTAGTTATGACAACCGGCGGCCATCCACCGCTACAACAATGTGCATCAGGTATAAATGTTCCGCTGGCCGGCGTTAAGGCACAAAGCACACAAATTCTATAAATATCGGAGGTGAATATTGCAACCACTACGTATATACGCATTAACGTTCGTAAATAAAGCTCTAACACTTTCAACTGATAACCGTGATGATTTTTGGCTGGAAATTCCCGGAGGTATTGGGTGGGTTAAATTCTCCAGGCTCCGGGAAGAAAAAGAATTTACAAATGATGGAGCGTTGTTTGCAGCCACTGAACTGCGTTCGGTATCTGACTTAACCCCTTACCCACAAGTTCAAGCACGATGTGTTTTGTGGCGTCAGCGGGAAGCTCTTTTAAGCGCTGCAAATACACTTTCTTTTCTTCTGGGTCTGAAACATTCTGATTTATGAAATCCCTTAAAGCAGTGAGCGATTCGTCATGGAGTTTTACTGTCACCACTTTTAATGAGGAGGAGATACTTCCCTCTTCACTGAGCAAGTTAATAGCATCC